TCCCTACCTTGCTCAGACCAGGATCATCTGGCGGCCTTCAAGAGAATGTTTCCCCATTATGAACCCTGACGATGTAGAGATCATGGAGAAGGTGCATTTCTGTGTGTTCCAGGACGACGATAAAACCGTTTGGAGACAGACATTCGAGCTGTTCTATGACACGGGCAAGCCGGTCTGTTGGGTGACTGAAGCCTTGTACGACATAGATAAGATCGGCGACAAGGAAGAGGCCGAGCCGAAAGAGATCTTGCGAGGCCCCGAACCGTTGTTCATGGGCACGAACGCGATAGACTTTCTGCCTGTCGTGATCGTACCTAACGAGCCGAACTTGGCTGAGACGTTTGGGGAGTCGGATCTTGAGTCTTTGTACCAACCGATCAATGAGGTCTGCAGGAAGTACTCAGACTCAGGTGATGCTATAAGATTCGAGCTGTTCCCCATCAAGCTCATCATGAACGTGGAAGAATCTAACATCGATGACTTCAAGATTGCCCCTGGAGCGGTATGGACCCTGCTTGGTGGTGACAAAGACCACCCGGCCGATGCAAAGAACCTTGAGAGCTCCATGAATAACATGGACTGGCTTTTTAGATATACGGATAAGCTCTTGGACATGCTTCATGAGTTCTCTGGTGTTCCAATGACAACCCGGGAGAAGCTTGACACTGTGGGGAATATCTCAGGCGTTGCTTTGAAGCTCATGTTTTCTTCAATAGTTTCCAAGTGCAACAGGAAGACGATCTACTGGCAGGACGGACTCAAGAGCGTTTACGACTATGCATTGAGAACGGCCAAAGTTTATGAGGGGCTTGAATATGATCCCGATAAGCTGAACCTAGAGATAAATCTCATCCCTAGAGTACCTCAGAACGAATTGGAGCAACTCGAGATCCAGGCCAAGAAGATCGAAATGCTCACGAGGGGCATTGTGGATACGATGAAAGAAATGGGTATCAAGGATCCGGAAGAAGAGTTTGCCAAGAACCTAGTCGAAAGGGCACAGGTCGAAGCAGTGACTTCGCCCGACTTTATAGGACAGCGGATAGCGAGTGAGGCAGAAGGTGCCAGTACGGAAATCGAGTAGCGGGAAATACCGTATAGGCTCAGGCAAGGCAATGTATAAAAGCAAGGCCAGGGCCCAGCGAGCTTATAAAGCCTACCTTGCCAAAACCCATGCGAAGGGGAAGAAGAAGTGAGCGCATCAAAGGCTTTCGATTCTTATATGAAAGCATGGAAGCGCAAGGATTGGCGCGCCATGTTCCAGAATATGCAAATCACCGCCGAAAGGTATGGGTGGAACGTCAAGAGATTCGAGAACATGTATAGCAACTTCGTCCTGCTTGACTACACGGTGATCGGGCAGAAAGCAGTATCCGACAGCTGCTCTCACATAAAGGCAAAGTTAAAACTGTCTGCTAACGGAGAAGAGATAGAGCAAACCGTCACAGCCAATGTAATTTGTGAGATCATGCCCTACGAGCCTAACCCTATAGGAAAGTGGGGTGTCAACCCTCATTCTGTGTTGGCTTTCAGGGAGGAACCGGCAAAGAACTACAATCCCCCTTGGCCCTTAGGGACCATTGACGGTTAACGAGTATTTCAGGGAGGTTTGATGACCTGGGAAGAGTATATGCTGAAGGCCCGCAAGGACGCCTTCGTTTCTCTCCATAAGTACGATCAGCAAGTAGGAAGACTCTATCTCAACCTCGCGGGCCAGGTGAATGAGGAACTAAAGGCTGCAAGTGGATTAAAGGCCCGGCATTTGAGAGCGGTGCTCAAGGACCTTACCCAGGCGGCTAACGAAACGACTAAGGGGTTCAGGACTCTCTTCGACAAGTCGTTACTTGAGGCCGGTAACATAAACCTGAGTGCCCAGGAAAAGGCTATGAAGCCTTATTGGGACTCACTCGGCCGGGCGGGACTAAGGTTCAACCCCGAACGTGTCCTGACCAGGATCCCCAGGGAAGCCGTGTCTCTTCTGTATTCCAGAACGTACGAGAACGGGCTGCATCTCTCTGATAGCCTCTGGAAGCTCGGAGCGAACACAAGACAGGGTCTTGCGAAGGTGGTTACAGAAGGACTCGCAAGGGGTCTGCATTACGATGACCCCAAGATAGCCGAACAGGTCTCAAGGTTCCTCCGGCCGGCCATGAGAGGGACAAGGGTCTCCCCGAGTATCACAAGGACCCTTAAGGACATCGACCCGAAGACGGGTAAACATTTAACCTTCACTTTCAGGCAGCGCCCGGTTTCATACGATGCGGCCAGGCTTTTGCGGACTGAGTACATGGAGTCGTTTAGAACGGCTGACATACTAGCAGCCGAGCGCAACCCGGCCTGTCTGGGCGAAGAGTGGATGCTCTCGATGGACCACCCGGATATCGGGTGTCAATGTGAGGATTTTGCGACTCACGATGAGGGCCTGGGAGAGGGCGTTTTCGCTTTGGGAGACCTGCCGATAACTCCGCATCCCTCGTGACTTTGTACTTGGCAGCAGGTCGTTGCTGCTATGGAAGTGTTCAACAATTGGGTCGACAAGTTCATGGATAAAGGTACAGGTCCGATAGCGAAGTGGTGGGAGGAAAACTCTCTAGCCATGGCTGCATAAAAGTAATTTTCGCCCATGTGATTGCATGTCTGCGGGCGTTAGCCCGGCGGTGTAAGGGCATGGGAAGTCCTGACGGTCGAGCCTGACCAGCTCACGGTCAGCCGTTGGGCCTCCGGGGAGTAATTCACCCGGAGAACTGACATGGTGGGGGTCTGCGCCTTTGGCTTTGAGATAACCCCCGCCTATAAAACACTCCGCGCAAGCGGTTTATATACAAGACCCTCTGGAGAGTCCAGGGGGTTTTTTAGTACCCGAAGGAGGTACAGACATGGCCGAGCAGAGTGATACAGACCAGGAGAAAGTTAAGGAGTGGCTGGACAAAGAAAAAGCTGCTGCTGATGCTACTTCCGGGCTTGATTATGAAGCCCAGTCAAAGCATTTCCAAGCTATCGCGGATAGGAGAGATGCTGAAAACAAGTCCTTGAGAGAAGAGCGTGATTCACTCAAGGCAGCCGAGGAAGCACGGAAAACGGATGCGCTCAAGGAACAGGAGAAGTATAAGGAGCTCTCCGAGCAGATGGAGGCTAAAGCAACCGCTGCTGAAAAGGCGCGGGAGTCGTTGGCCCTCAAGGTAGAGCTCCAGACTTTCCTGGCCGAGAAACATCCCGACTATGCCCCAGATTTCAGGTGGATCAGCCCTCATGTGGACTCGAAAGAAAACATTGCCTCGGTCGTCGAGGACTACGTGAAGGCGCATCCGAAGTCAGCGGGTATGGGCACAGCTTCCCCGGGCAATCGCGGGACAGAAGAGGGAGGCCAGAAGACTATTTCTGCCGCTGAACTTAACGATCCCGCGAAGCATGACAAGCTGCTCGCGGAGGACCCGAAGCTAATGGACAAACTCGCGAGCGGTGAGCTCAAAGTCGTCTAGACATTAGAAGGAGGTGAGAAGATAAATGGCACCACTAGCATCTGGTGATATCCCTGCTCATGTACCATTGCTATATGGGCGGATGATCTTAAAGCAGACTCTCATCGATAGCTTCTGGAATAAGTTTATCGGAGCAGAAGGTTCCGGTATGCCCATTATCCAGAAGGAAGACCTGGCGAAGGAACCTGGCGATACGCTCCGTATCCACACGGTCAAGAAGTTGGTCGGCGCTGGTGTGACCGGTAACACGACCTTGAGAGGAACTGAGGAGAACCTTGGTTTCGACCATCAGGACGTGTCCGTTGACCAGCTCAGGCACGCCACCAGCCACTATATCCTTACGGAGGAGCAGAGCATCTACGATCTCGGCAACCTGTCGAAGATCGCACTATCTGACTGGCTGGCAGGCAAGTTGGACACCACGGTGTTCACTACTCTGACGACTACGCCGGATAATATCCTTTATGGCGGCACCGCCACAGGGATAAACGACATAGACGCGGCCGACAAACTGACCACGACGGTCATCTCGAAGGCGAAGGTCTACGCTAAGAAGTTGCTGATGAAGCCCGCGTTCACGATCAATGGCCAGCCGTATTACGGCATGGTGATTGATGAGTTTCAGGCATACGACCTGAAAGGTGACACGGTCTGGACTCAGGCTCAGCGCGAGGCCATGCCCGCTGGTATGGACAACCCGCTGTTTACCGGCGCTCTCGGGCACTGGGACGGCGTGGTTCTGTATGAGAGCGGGCGTGTACCAAGGGCGCTCAACTCGAATAGCCCTGCGGTCTACGTCGCGAAGGCCGTACTGTTCGGTTCTGGAGCTGCTGTCCACGGTCTTGGGCGTGCCCCGAAGTGGGTTGTCGAGTCATTCGACTACGACAACGAATGGGGTACCGCTATCTCGATCGTCGATGGTTGGGAGAAGGTCACGCTTGATGATATCGATACCGGTATTATCAACGTGTATACCGTCGCAGCCGACCCGAACGCCTAACAGAAACCAAGGAGGTATGAGTAGGGGGTCCTTCGGGGCCCCCTTCCCCCTATGATTCGATTCATTTCATGGATAGGTAGCAAGCCGTTAAAACGTATTGACATAGCAATCGGTAACAGCATCGAGTTTGCCAAGGGCAAGCCGGTGGACATTATCGATGCGGGGATATCGCAGAGGATGGCTATGGACCTTCTGAATACGGGGCTCTTCAAGTTACATGGCAGTTCGGAACCTGCCCCTTTAGACGAGCCCGAGAACCAATGCCCCTGTGGATTCAAAGCCAAGAGCAGGGCCGGGCTGTCAGCGCACAGGAGAAAGTGCAGGGCATGAGCGACCCCTCAAGTAAGGGGCCGGTGCTGAACGTCCTGACTAGAACCTGCGACAGGCCGAACCGTTTCCGCAGATGTAAGGAATCCATTAAGGCCCAAGAAACGAGCGTCACTATCCGGCACTTCGTTTCTATCGACAGACCTTGTATTTATGTTGAAGCGGATGTTGTCATAAAGGCTACCGGGAAGATATCACCCCCTATACCAGCAGAACATAAGCATCACAGAAACGCGCCTTATAACCTCTATGTGAACGATCTTCTCTCTGCGGTTAAAGATGGATGGATATTTGTTTTAGACGATGACGATGAGTTTCTCCATGAGAAAGCAGTCGCGGTGCTTGAGCCCTATCTGGGCAATGAAGACAATCTCATCGTCTTCAAGTTCGCCATGGGTGACGGTAGAAGCAAAAAGCATTTCATCATGCCGAAGTACCATGGCCGGGATTTGGTTCTCAACGATGTGCCCTGCTCCTGCTATGTCTATCACTCAAAGCACAAGGGATTAGGGCTATGGCATGGCAAGTATTCCGGTGATTATTTCGCAGCCTCAAACCTGGCGAAGAAGCTCAATATCGTTTGGGTTGACGAAGTATTGGCCGGGACACAAATAGGACCCGGTGCCGGCTCTTCGGAGTCTGGAAGGTATAGACCATGGACCCCCCGATCGGTTACAGAAAGGAAGGCCGGGACGTTCGTCTCGATCGTTATCCCGGTGCTGGACCAGGTGGAATATACCAGGGCGATTCTCAAGAACATAAAAGAAACGGTAAAGATACCACACGAGGTTGTCATTATTGATAACGGCTCTACAGATGAGACGTCGCAGATTCTTGATGAAGCCGGTGTCAAGGTCATCCGCAATAAGCATAACTTGGGGTGGTCTGTTTCTTTGAATCAGGGGGCAGCGATAGCCCGGGGAACGCATATAGCGTTTCTGAATAACGATTTAGTCCTTCCTGAAGGATGGCTGGAGACTCTTCTGGCTCACAAGGAACATGTAATCTGCCCGACGTATGACCAGGGTGAGAACATTCGCAAGGATTTTGCTTCTTATAACAAATCTCTTGCGGACAAATTCCCGGAAGTAAAGGTTGCGGAGCGGCCAGGCTTTCACCCGAAGGGATTCGCCGGGTTCATCTTCATGCTTTCGAGAGAAGCCTGGGAACGTGTCGGGCCCTTCGATGAATCGATGAGGTACTGGTACGGGGATAACGATTACTGGTTGAGGCTGAAGGATATGGGTTACGTCCCGTTCATGAGTAACAACGTTCTTATCCATCATTACATGAGCAAGACCTGCAATGCGCGCCCGGACTTCGTGAAGCAGCGCGAGCGGGACGGGAAAAGATTCCTGGAGAAGTGGGCATGATGGTCACTGTTAAATACACCCGCGATCACCTACCGGAAACGGAAATCGGACTTCACACGTATGGCATACCTCAGATTATCGGAGGAGGCCCTGGTGCACGGCTTGTTATCGGGCGGTATTGCTCGATTGCGGACGGCGTGCAGTTTCTACTTGCTGGAGATCACCACATAAATCGGGTGACATCTTATCCCTTTGAGAATATCGACGGATGGGATTTTCAAGAGGAACTTCACCCCTTTCACCGACCTAATTATATTGATATCGGGAACGATGTCTTGCTCGGGTATGGTTGCAGAATCTTACACGGAATTCGAATCGGAGATGGTGCGGTTATAGGAGCTTATGCAGTCGTTACCAAAGATGTGCGGCCTTATGC